GTGATGACGCGGAAGTTGATCGGGCCCAGGCTCGGGTCCCGGCGGATCTCCAGTGCCCGGCCGGTGCCAGGCTCGCCCCGTGCCCACTTGCGCAGTTCCTCGCTCGCGCCGCGCTGGGCGGGAGCATTGCGGTCCTGCGGCTTGCCGGACAGGGCGTCGAACGCGTCATCGGCATCCTTAGCCCTCTTCTCGGTGTCGAGCACGGCGCGAATGCGGACGTCGAGAGTCGACATCTCTTCTTGCATCGCGTCCCACCGGCCCTGCTCGTCAGCCGTGAACGCCCTGTTCTCCTCGGCGGCGGTTTCCGCGATCTTCTTGGCGTCATTCCACACATTGAGGCGCCTATCCCTCAACCGCTTGGCGACTTCGCTTGCCATTTACTAGCTCCCCTCTCGGTGGGGAATCGGTTTGGTAACCGGCTCCGTCCACACCCAGAAGGGGTAGCTACGGCCTCGGAGAGGTGCTAGTTTCATACGTATGCCACGTGCTATCGATCTCACAGGCGTACGCTTCGGACACCTCACTGTCATCAGCATAGCTGAAGGACAGCGCATCCGAAAAGGACTCGCCTGGATATGCCGCTGCGACTGCGGCACCGAGAAGATCTTCGCCTCGAACACGCTGCGCACCGGACACTCGCAGTCTTGCGGCTGCCACATGCACGACGGGCAGCACGGCCAGTCCCGGCGCGGGCAACCTACGCCTGAGTACATGGCGTGGGACTCCATGAAGCAGCGCTGCCTCAACCCCCGGCACAAGGACTTTCCCCGGTACGGCGGCCGGGGCATCAGGGTGCACCCAGACTGGGTTCACTCGTTCGAGGCCTTCTACGACCACGTCGGGCCGCGCCCTGGTTCCGGCTACAGCCTCGATCGTATTGAAAACGACGGAAACTACGAACCTGATAACGTTCGCTGGACGACCTGGGAAGTCCAGGCACGAAACCAACGTCCGCGTACACCAGGCTTGAAACGCCCCGGTCGCCGCCAGCAGCCACAGCGGTATGCGGAATGCCACCCGGACCGGCCTCACCTGGCTAAGGGCCTGTGCAGCACGTGTTACCAGAAGCAATGGCGCAAGAAGCGGTTACCCCTCGTCGCTGTAAGGGTCTTCCATATTCCCTTGCAGCGCGATCATCGCCTGCGCCCCGGTGAGCATAGGCTTCCGCGGCTCGATCTTCTTCGCCGGGCCCGCGTTGTCCGTGCGCCGGAAGAAGTCCATCCCCCGGCCCTCGGTCAGCCGCGAGCGCACTTCCTCCGCGTCAGCCTGTACCCAGTTACTGAGTGACTCGACGGCGCCGTTCAGCGCGCGGGCCGCGGCGGTGGAGTCGGGGTAAGCGGGGTCGAGGACCGGCGCGACGTCGACCAGCTGCACCGACAGCAGGGTCCGCATCGGGTAGTTGAACTCGCTGACGCCCCACTCATCGCCGCCGGGGAAGACCCGGAACGCGAAGCTGGAGTGCCGGATGTCGCCGCGCTGGCAGTATTCAAGGATGTCCTGGCGGGACTGCGGGGGCTCGACATCATAGGCGAGGCCTGTGCCATCGAGGTGCAGGTCGAGCGTATGGGCATGCGTGGTGCCCAGCAGGAGGTCGTCCTTGTGGTTGAACCGGCAGACGACGTCCGGCCAGTTGTCGCTGCGGCTCTCGTTGAACGCGGTGTGGCTGACCTGCTCCACGAACCCGCCGAGCTTGCGGGATAGCTTGCCGAAGCACGCCGCGTAGCCGAAGATGTGCTTGGGACCGTCGCCCTGCTGGCGAACCTCCAGCGGGAACCGGGTGAACCGGCGCTCCGGGAACCCCTCGGGAGCCGGTTCACCGAACGCCGAGCGAGTCGCGCCCGATACCTGAATCCCGTACTTGCGCGCCGCCGACATGATCTTCGGCATCGCCATCTTGCCGAACGGGCTCTGCGGGGCGCGCGAGAGGGCATTGCGAGCGTGCGCCTCATCGTGCACGGGGAAGTGGCGCTTGCTCCGCGGCACCGTCTTGCCCGACGGGTCCTTGGCGCCGCCCGGCTCGATGTAGGCGAAAGCAGAGTCCGGCAGGTCATTCATCGCCGAGCTGGTCATGTCAGCCATTTCGGGTTCCTTCTGTCCGGGGCTGCATCAGTGAGCCCTCCCGTTGCCATTGCCGTTCATGCCCGCGCGGGCCAGCATCTTGCCCGGGTTCTTCTCCGCGTCCCGGAGGCTTTGCAGCCACTGGGCCTCCTGGGGATAGTTATCCCGGACGTGGTCCGCGAGCTTGCCCACGTGCTCCGCCGCCCCGGCCAGGTGGGTCTGGCAGTGATCGGCGTCAAAGCTCCAGGAAGCGCCGTCGCCGCCCGCGTCCCGCATGGCCATGGCGTGCCGCAGCGCGTGCGCCTCGTTATACAGGACGGACGCCGTCAGGTGCGCGAACGTCACGGCCTTATGCGCTCCCGACACCGCGACCGAGCGCGCGACCGGGGCCGCCAGCGCCGATACCTGGTCCAGCTCCGCGGACTCCGCGGGATAGTTCTGCCTGACGTTGCTGACTAGCCGCTGCGTGGCTACCTGCGCCTCCCCCAGGTCCGTCAGCACGTGGTCCGTCTCGTAGGCGCGGGTATCGCCGTCCCGGGCTGAGCGGGCCGCCCTCATGCGCTCGGACGCGTGGGCGAGGTGGCCGAGGGCCTCATCGATCCGGTGCGCCGTGAAGATCGCGGGCGCGTGCGAGACGTCCGTGTGCGAGTCGCCGCCGCCCGGGATAGGCTCTTTCCCGGCGCCCCGGCCGTCCGGCGGGATCCACGGCCCGACGTACTCCGGCCGGGTCGCCGCCTTCCTCTCCCGGGCACTGATGACCCCGCGCAGGAGCGCCATCAGGTCGTCGGTGCTGATGTCTCCCAGGCTGCGGGCCGCGCCCACCATGTTGCCGAGCAGCACGTCGGGGGCCTGCGCGGACGGCTCCGCGGCGGGCTTGGCCAGGCCTTCCTTCTGGAGCTTCTCCAGCCGGTCAGCGGCCAGGTCCATTTCCAGCGTGATGTTCGCGAGCATGGAGTTCGGGATGGCGCGGACAGACCGGCCCATCGCGACCATGACCTCCAGCGGGACGTTCTCCGCGCCCGCGATGCCCGGCAGCGGCGGCAGGTCCTCCTCGTCACGCAGCTCGTCAACGCTCCGCAGGCCGATCGCGCGCTGCTGGGCGTAGATCTCCGTGCGGGTCTTCAGGTCGGTCTTCAGCAGCGCGTCGGCGTTGAACCGGACGAAGCGGTTAGCGGGCAGCAGGTCGAAGAACGCGGTCTCCAGCCGGACCATCCACGGGCGCAGCGCCTCAATCACCTGCAGCGTGCTCTGCTCGACCGTGTTGCCCGTGAAGTAGCAGGTCCCGTTGCGCCGGGCGTACCAGGACTTGTTCGGGGTCTGCACGCACCACACCACGTCAGCAGTCCCGTGACTGACGTACTCCGGGTGACCCTTCGGCTTGCGCCAGGGCGACAACTGCACCGGCATCACGTACATGCCATGCTGGTCCGGTCCGCGAATGACACCCGAGCGCCCGGTCAACGCGCACGCTACCTGGAATGCCTCCAGCCGAGCCAGGTCCTTCTGCGCCATCGTCCAGCTCGCGCCGTGCCGTGAGCCGTCCGCGTCCATGGACACCTGGTAGAACAGCTCTAGCTGCGCACGGGTGAGCTGGCTCAGGAACTCCGTCGTGACGACCTTGCCCGGAGCATGCTCCAGCAGGGCCCGGCCCGCCCTGGCATTGAGCCGGAAGTGCACGATGCCGCGCTCACCGTGGTCTTCCCGCCACGAGGGCCGGGACCTGACCTGAAGCTCGCCAGCCGAGCCGAAAGTATCCGCCAGCGCCGACCTGATCCTGGCCACGTTTCCCGGATTCGCCGCCTGCGACTGCGCGAGCGTCACGCTACCGTACTTATTATGCCAGCCCTCGGTCCAGAGCCACGCGACTAGCTCAACCAGGGCGTCAGACCACTTAGCCTCTGCCGGGGTCACAGCAGGCGCTGCCGCGCAAACCCGGGCATCCCACGGCAAGGTCCCTGTCGTCCGCCACTGGTAGCCATCCTGCGCCCCCGAGCGCCCTGAGATCATCACTGGCCAGCGGTGGTCCGGAGTGGACACCGACGAGTGCGAAAGGTTCTCCAGCTTGATAACCGGGTACGGCCCCTCATCGAACACGTGCACAGACGTAACTGGCTGCCATTCGGCCATGCCCGTATCCGCATTGAGCGTCAGGCACGTGTCGTCCTTGGTCACCTGGTCATAACGCAGCCAGCCACGCAGTGACAGAATGTCAGTATCTGATGACACACAGTTGTAGGTCAGGGAGTCGCCGCGCCGACCGCCCACCCGGTCCGGGGGCAGCCCGAAGATAGCGGCGAGCTGCGTCGCGTTCATCTGGGTCGCCTCGATGAACTGAGCCTCGCTCGGCGGAACG